GACACTGGTTGTTTACAGTTGCCCGTAGATGTGAATGGTTTTACCTTCGGGTGCAACGAAGTGCTCGTTGTTGACGACACCCCACAGCACAGGCACGTTGACTACCGGCGCAGGGCCATACAGCTCGCCGTCGGTTAGCCAGATAACTGCACGTGGTTTGTACTGCTTATCGACGATGTGACGCACAACGCAGTCAGGGGTTGTGCCGCCACCCCCCGCAGGTTTCATAAGTGCTGCAATGTTTGCGTACTGACGTGGCTCGAACTTCTGATCGCCACACACGGATGTGTCCCACCACAGGATGCGAACGCTGTCGGGCTTAACGTCCTGAGCGATACGTGCGATCTCACCGAACAGCATGCCGTAGTGTGGTGCCATAGAGCCTGATGTGTCACAGGCGATGATGATGTCCCCCTTGTTGTATGAAAAGTGTGATGGCAACAAATACCCTTGTGGTGCGAGGCGTTTGTTGGGCGGTGCGAACCGTGAGTTCTCATCCCCTGCACAGATTGTTGTGAAGAACTCGCGCATGTGCTGTCGCCAGTCGGTGCGTGACTGCGTTGCCTGAATGTTGAGACGCTTGCCTCCACCCTTGTTGCCTGCTGCCAGCTTCTCGGCAAGTAACTGACCCTGACGTGCTGCCTCCTCGATGACAGGCTTGAGTGCATCAAGCTCCGCATCACTAAGCTCATCGAACTCATGTGCATCGAAGCCACCATGCACACCGTCTTGTGACGGTTGACCCTGACCATGACCCCCGTTACCCTTCTTGATAAGATCTTGCAGAATACGCAGGAAGCCCCAGTTGGTGTACTTAGGGTCGATGCAGAGTCCAACTGTCGGACGCTCGACGAACGTGAAGTGTGGGTCAATCTCCTCGATCATGAGATTTATCACGATGTCCATCGACACGTTGGTCTCGTATGGATACTTCTTAGACACATCACGGTATGCGTGGCAGTGCTTGAGTTGTTTGTGCAGCAGCTCGTGTGCACGGACGTAGCGCATCTGCTTGCGGTTCTGCGCCATCACGAAGTCAGGGTTATAGACCTCATCACGACCGTTAGTCGCAGCGTACTGGACGCGGTCAGAGATCTCGATGTCGCCAACCACAGCGACACAACTGAGTTGTGCGAACCGTGTATCTTTTGTGAAGTCGATGCCTACTGCAACGACACGCTCACGTGGGTTAAGTGTAGTGTATGACATAGCTACTCTCCTTGTAGTTAAAATTAAAACGACAACTTGTCGATGAGTGCATCGACGTTCTTGCGCACGTCCTCACGTACTGCGAGGTTAGTGCGTAACTCTTTAGCGTCCACACCACTAAGTGTTTGTGCTAGCCCTGCACGTGCTTGCTCAAGCTCAACGTCCCCCACGATGTTGAGGTGCTTGACCATGTCGCATAACTCAAGCGCACCCGTGACGAGTGAGTCGTGAAACTTACGCGTCTTATTCTCCCCGTCCACGCTGTCGTACCCCAGCCTGTCCTGCATGCGCGTGAGGTGCGTCTTGAGTCGTTCACGTATGTCCTGCATCGCTGCCTCGACACGATCATCTGCGAGCTTGTTGAGCTTGTCCTGAAGTTCTTTCTGTGCGTCGTTGCCCACGTCCACACGGAAGTCACCCGCTGTGGGGACAGGCATGTAGTTGACCTTGAACGCAAACTTATTCTGTAACTCTTCAGGTGTGGGATAGTCCTCGCGTCTGAACATGTCACCGAGTGCCATCGCTTGTGCAGTGATGAGTGACGGGTAGACCTTGATGAAGTCCTCAACGTAGCTGAAGAACGTGTCCTCGCTGTTGTGCATGCGCTTGCTGAACTCCATGAAGAACGTCGTCGGCAGCAAGCGCAAGCCATTGTCAGACCACGGCATGGTGTTCTCGTACACAAACGTACGCACACTGCCAATGTAAGTCTGGATCACGTCCAGCTCGTTGCGACCTGCGAGCAGGTGCTTGTTGACCCGTGCTGCATCTTTAGCAGCAGCGTTCTTGCTAGACACAACCTCGTCGGTTGTTTTCTTGTCGAGCTTACGCGCTGTCCATACGGATGCGTTGAACTCAACGAGCAGCGAGCAGGTGTCTATATTGAAACGTGTCATGGTAACTCTCCTAAAGTAAATGGGGACGTATGTCCCCTATTGATTAAACGTTCACAAACTTGTTGTACTCACGCAGCATCTGATTGAATGACTCGACGGTGTAGAAGTACGTCACCTTAGTGCTGTTGGCGATCTGGTTGATGAACAGCTGCTTGTGCTCCTCGCGTGGCATGCGCATCACGTATGTGGTCAGCGCTGCTGCCTCGTCTCTACTCTTGGCACGTGACACAAACTGCTGCACCTGCACGACCTGTGCTATGGGGTCGCTGACCAACGGCGCACCCGTGGGGTCGTTACACACCAGCGCATAGTCAGGCAGCGTGTTACCGAGGCGTATGACAGTCAGGAGCTTTTCAGCAGCCACACCCACCGCCCCCCACAACAGCGCACGTAGCGTCTGTGCATCCAGCATGTCAATACAGCGCACGATGTCTGACGATGCCTCGAATGTGCGAGGCGACGCGTAGCTGTCTTGTGTCTCGCGTGGGTTGTATATGTCAGGGTTGTCGAGCTTGAGCGTCTTGCCGTGGTGCTTGCCCCCCTCCTCGTAGTCGAGGAACGAGTCAAACAGCGAGGGGTACTGACTTGTCGTAGCAATCACTCGATAGTCAAGCCCCTTGTTGATCGCGTACTCTTTCCACTCAGGTTGAGTGGGTTTGCGCATGTTTATTGTGATGCGTCTGTTGCGGATGTGAGCACGTGTGCTGTCACCGAGTCCCTCAACGCCAAGGTTTGCACCCAAGATGACGAGCGACCCTTCGGGGAAGTGATAGTCACCGACACGGTAGTCATACATGACAGGCGCAAGCACGTTCTGTATGTAGTTAGGTGCTTTGTCCACCTCGTCGATGAACACCACGATGGGACGTGAGCCGTTGATACCGAGTCGGTTAGTCTTGCTCAGACCAAAGCGCTCGTTGGGTAGCTCGCGTGATACACCTGCCTCGCGGTCGATGTCAGGCATCCACACTGAGCCATCAGACATCTGTGTTGCGTCGATGGGGTCGAGGAAGATGTGGTCAGCGAACTGCGGGTCGTTGCGCAGCGCCATGACACAGGCCGTCTTGCCTATGCCGTTCTCACCGGCGATGTGTATGGCACGTCGCACACCGTTAGCGTGGAACGCTTTGATCGCAGACGCAACTTGGGCGTGTGAGAGCATGTTATTCATGTCCATGTGAAACTCCTTAACTTGTTTGTGAAATATGATTAGACCCCAAGCGGGGTATGTTGTCAAGTATTAGACATTGTGTTAGTCAGGCATGTTAGTTCTCCTTAAGATGTTTGTGAGAGTGAGTTCCTTGCGGGACGGAATTCCGTCCGAGTTAGCTGCTATACAAACTCATGTACTGGTGACCCTTCAATCCAAACCTGAACCCCATGTACTTCGTGTTGGGTATGCGGTAAAAGACTCCGTGGGGCCACTGTAGAGCGAGGGCTATCTGTCTCCACCTGCACAGAGACTTGTCGTGAGGCTCATCACACCACTTGTACACGTCATGCACTGACATGCGCTCGCTCGTGGGGAACTCTTGCAACTGCACTGCCCATATTTTCTTTTTGCTGATCATGATTGCTCTCCTTGCATCTCCTCGATTGATTCAACGTCCCACGAAGCGTCTTCAAGATCGCTATGCTCGTAGTTAGTACCTAACTCTTTCCATGCTTTTATCTCGGCATCCTCCTCGGATGATGCTTCGACGGTTATGACAACGTACGATGTACGTTTTAACTCCACTTCAAATGTTTTCATGTTCATCTCAGTTCTCCTAGTATGAGTATGGTCAGCGCTACACCAAGAGCGAAAGCTATGGCGTAGCCAATGATGGCGTCCCAGTTCATGTGATTCTCCTTGAGTTGTTTGTGAGATGTTGTGATATGGGGACATGTGTGTCCCCGTTTGGTTGGGTGTGTGGGTTAGATTGTTGGGATTAGTTTCTTGGGTGGTCTGCCTCGCTTTCGTTTGGGGGTTGATAGGGCTTCGCTCTGCTTGGCTTGAGCGCGTTCTTGTTTGAGTTCCTTGGCTTGTTGTTCGCGCATGGCTTTCTCAAGCAGGAATAGTTTGATGTCGGCAGGTCTGAGTGAGAGGTACTTGCGCATGGCGTGGTGCATGGTCATGTACTCGCTCTTGCGTCTGCTCTCTTCTTGCTTGCGTCGTTTGATCTCGTTGTCGTACGCGATCTGAGAGATGTCACCTGCCGCGAGTCGGTTGGCTAGTTCGTTGCGTGTGATCTCACGCAGTGGGGTGCGTGGTGGTCTGCATTGGCGGCAGAGCTTGGAGTCAAGCCACGGCAGACGGTTGCCTGAGAGTCCTTTTGCGATGGCTTGAGCACGTGTTCCGCGATAGCGAAAATGTGTGGTTGGGAACACCAAGTTACACTTTATACAACGTTTTGTGTGGGTGGTTTGAGCGTGAGACATTGTCTACTCCTTGACAAAAAGGGCAATTAAATACCAAAAGTGTCCACATTGTCCACTTGGAAGTGGACAGTAGTTTACCCAATAAACACGGGGGTTTCGGACGATTTGTGCCAGATCCTAATCGGAGAAAGTGGACAGTGCTGCGCCCATGTGTGGTCGAGAAATCGACAAAACTGTCCAACTGTCCACCAAAATCCGAGAACTACCTAACTTGGGCAAGTTTTTAAGAAGAAAGGGAGGAAAAGAAAGTGTCCACTTGTATACCCCTAATAATATATATGTATATGTAGATAGACAGACAGACAGAAACGCTTGAAAGCCCCGTGGCACGGGGCTTTGCGCTTGTCTACGCAGGTGTCCAGGTGTACAAAAAACTGGGTCGGGCTGGACAGCACCAAAAATGGGGTATTTCTCCTTAACATGTTAAGGAGAAGTGTTTGGTAATACGTTACAGCCAACTTGGTTTGTCTTGGTTGTATTTCCAGTACAACGCGATCAGTTGACTACTACTTGGCTTAGCTGTGCCACGTTCGTTGGTTGGCTTGGTTGGACGCGGAGCGTCCTCTTGGTGCTTGAGCGCAAGCATCTGTTCGCGGGTGAGTTTGCTAAAGCTGTCGTGCCAATACTTTGTTGTCATGTTTACTCTCCAAAAGATATGGGGACATGTGTCCCCGATTGATGAATCAAAGTGCTGCTTTAACTTTCGCCAATTGCTTGTCGGTGAGCTTCTTGCTCTCGATGTACTTGAGCACTTGCGCGACTAGGTCAACGCGTTTCTTGGGCGTGGGTTCTGCCTTGGCTTTGCTTGGCTCCATGATCTTAGCGGTGAGACGCTGTAGTTGCTTCTTGGCTGTTTCGTAGTTGGTTGAGTCTTTGTCTAGCACATACGTGCCTGCCGCTTTGCGTTGGCCCTCGATAACGGCGACGTTGTAATGCTTTGCCACGGGGTGAATGATGGATTGTCTGATGACGTCTGCGCTGTCACCGTAGAAATAGTCTTGAAGCTCCGCAAAGTTAACCGCTAGCTTGTCCATGTTGACGAGAGCGGATTTGATCATTGCTACGTATGCGGGTTGAAGGTTCTTAGCCATAGTTACTCTCCAAAAGAAAATGGGGACATCCAAGTCCCCGTTAGTGTGTGCTGTTTGATGATGCTAGACGGTTTTGGGATTGCTTGGGTTAACTTGTCAGTGGATTTGACAGAGTTTGAAACTTGCCGCAACCCTCGCTGTCTGGCTTACGTGATCGACAACAGCATCCGACCACAACTATATTATACCACAACGTATTGTGGAGAGCCGTAGGGGGTTAAGTATTTTTACGGCTTTGCAACCCCACCTATACCGTATCCCCCCAAGATATGTGCGCAAGTAGCGGGGCTGCACGGACACTATTTCACTCCCACACCACATATTTCTTACAAAACCCAAAAATGCAAACGCGCAAAAAATTATAAAAAATTACAGCAATTAATGTCAAATACTTGACATATGTGTAGAAAAAATTCCCGGCGCGATGCCGGGAATAAAAGGTCGTCGCAGACCAAAAGGAGAGTAGCATGGACAAGATGCTACACCGCTAATATACACCGCCCCTTGCAACAAGGTCAATAAAGATTTAACCTACGCCAACTTAAACAGAGGTGCCCCCTTTCCCTCACTATGTTTGAACATTTAATAACGCCGTCTATGTATGACGATGCACCAAAATACATACCTGTTGAAAAAGCAACAGCGCAAGAAGTACTAGACGCGCAGGTAGAGACCGCAGACTTTTTAGAGTCTATTGGTGCAGCCTCTGATGAAGAGGTTGAACAAAAAGCACAACAAAAAAACGCACAGCTTGCGTTTGCGGCTATGGCGGCGGGTGCCCCCACAGAGAAAGTTAAAGAAAAGCTGTTAGCTAATACAACGCCACAAGCTGTGCGGCATCTTGTCGGGATGTTGACTGCTTACGATTGGGCGTTTGTTGAGCAAGCGCGGCAGATGCGTGGTTACGCTGTGGCTAAGATATTGGAAGATACAGAACACCCAGACCCACGGTATAGGTTAAAAGCGTTAGAGATGTTGGGTAAAGTGACTGAAGTGGCACTATTTACTGAAAGAGTAGAAATTAAAAAGACAGAAATGTCTGACGAAGAGCTTGAAAGTAAAATAAAAGCAAAGCTTGGTAAATATATGGGCGCTATTGAAGTAGAAGCACAAGAAAAAACAAATGAACCTGAGTAACCAAGAAGTAGAAGCGCTTAAAAAAGCGCTGCCGTTTATGCCTTCCGATGAAAAAATGGAGGTATTAACATTATTAGACGAGCATGAGCGACGTAAATCTATAAAAGGATCGCGTAATTCATTATTATCTTTTGCGCATCATGTATATCCAGGGTTTAAAGAAGGTGCGCACCACAGAAAATTAGCAAAAATATTTGAAGATGTGGTTGCAGGACGCAAAAAACGAGTAATTATTAATATTGCACCCCGTATGGGTAAATCTGAGTTTAGTTCTTATTTGTTTCCTGCTTGGTTTTTAGGTCAGTTTCCAAACAAAAAGATTATTATGGGAACGCACACCGCTTCTTTGTCTGAAGATTTTGGACGCCGCGTTAAAAACTTGGTGGACTCTGATGAATATCAGGAAGTTTTTCCAAAAACGGTCCTCGCAGAAGACCAAAAAGCAGCCGGAAAATGGTCTACCGGAGCTGGAGGTCAATATTATGCTGTTGGCGTTGGCGGCGCTCTGGCTGGGCGTGGTGCTGATCTGTTTGTTATTGACGAT